ACTACGTCCGCAAGGCGTGCCGCGAGCGGGTATCACTGCGGTTTCCGCGGGAGAAGCTCTCCAGCAAGACGCCGCCGAAGGTCAAGTCGGAGCTCCTCGATGTCCTCTACAAGCTGGAAGATCTGGATATGGTGGAAGAGGTCGCGGCCAACAAGGACGGCCTGCTCGTCGAGCGGGATCTGCAGGATGCCAACCGGCTCAACGCCAAAATCCCCTGCGACGTGGTCAACGGCCTGCACGTCTTCGCCGGCCGAATCGATCTGCTGCTGTAACAAGTCATAACGAAAGGAGAAAATCAACATGGAAGAATATGTCGAATTGATTACCCTGGAGGTCAACGGACAGGAAATCACGGACTTCAATAAAGTTACGGAGAAAGAATATGAGATCCGGCGGCAGGTCAATCTCATGAACAAAACCGGCTTCACGAAAGTCACGGTCCGCTATGGCTGCACAGTGGAGTACGTGATTCCCAAGAACACCGCGGAATTCGATTTTGACAGCGTCGAGAACGGCACCCTGACCATCGATCGGGGCAACGGCAAGCGGGTCACCTATACCGGTGTCTGCACATTAAAAGTAGGCGACGTCGCCTACGGCGAGAAGGAAGCGACCCGCACCATCGAACTCGGTGCAGATAAGAGGACTTAGACATGATCACCGAAAAATGCATCCTCCCCATCGGGGTGGAATATGAAGGAAAGCGGCACAATGACCTGGAGATCCGTCCCCGACTGGTAAGGGACCTGATCGACGCCGCGGCCAGCGACCGGGCAAAGTCCGACGGTCGATACTACGAGCTCTGTCAATACGCCTGCCAGATCGTGTCCCTGGGCGATATTCCCAAGGATCAGATCACAGGAGAGCTGATCCTCGACATGTTCGACGACGATTTCGACGCGCTGGTGGAGGCAGCAAACCGGGTCCGCAACAGGACCCGCGACTTTTGCGGCCAGGTGGAAGGATCTCCGAAAGCCGATACTGGCGCTTCTGAAACTGGGGTTCCGGCTATCTGACATTCTGGCCATGCCGGAAGAGGATATGGTGGGGTGGATAGAAAGTTATAACGAAATGGTCACCCCCCAGAAAACAAAGACTTACGTGGTCCGCAAAAAAGAAAAGTCGCCATGAGAAACGTCATTGAACTGATCCTGACGGGAAATTCCTCCCGGCTTCTGAACGCCCTGGGAACGGGCGAGCGTGGCCTGCGGCGCTTCGGCAGCACGGCCCGGCAGGAGTTCGACCGGCTCCGCCATGCCGCCCGTTCCCTGGAAGGCCGATTTGCCTCCCTGGGTCTCGGCATCGGTGCGGCCATGCTGGTCAAGCAGTCCGCCCAGTTGGATAAAAGCCTCATCCAGATCGGCCAGACGGCGGATATGAGCAAGGCAAAGGTCGCAGGACTCCGGAAGGAACTATTTAGCATGGGACGGGAAACCGGACAACCTATTGAAGAGTTGCAACAGGGATTCAATAAAGCCGTCCAGGCGGGGCTCAAATTCGATGCAGCCCTCCGCGTGACCGATGCCGTCAACAAGGCTTCCGCTGTAACAGGAGCACAAAATGAAATACTGACGAAAAGCCTGACATCTTCTGCGGCCATATTCAATTATGATTTATCCAAACCTAGCCAGGCACTTCTTCTCCTGGACAAAATGCGTGTCGCCGGGAAACAGGGAAATGCAGAGATGGAGGACCTCGCGGGCATTATGCCGCGGGTGGGTTTCGGTGCCCAACGAGCTGGAATGAGTTTTGAACAAACAATGGCATTCGTGGAAGGTCTATCGCAGGCAGAACAGGAGCCGGAGAAACTGGCCACTTTATCTGCCAGTTGGCTTCGTCTTTTCACAAACAACACGTACATGCAAAAATCCCAGAAAGCTACTGGGGTTAAATTCTTTGACGATAAAGGTGCCCGCCGGGATGCCTTAGCGGTATTCGCCGATATCAAAAAAAATTATGACGTCCTGCAAACCGATGCCGCAAGACATTCATTTGTTTCCAGATTTTTGGAGGGAGCCGACACGGAAACGATCACGGCGTCGGTCGCTTTTCTGGGAGGTAAATTCCTCGAAAATGCTCGCGGATTTTCCAGGGAGATCGAGGGCGCATCCGGAACGATAGAGCGTGAATTACCTGACGCCGTCAGAAACGCAGTGGATCAGACCGGCAGATTAAAGGCAACCCTACGCCAAGCTGCAGATGAATTTATTCAACCTCTTGATAAGGGAATAACAAAAATCATCAAAAAGCTCCTGGATCCAAAGGAAAAAGGCGGCTGGGAATTGTCGGGTAAGGAAATCGCCGGAGGCGGTGCAACAGCACTGCTTGCTGCATATTTAGGCAAGCGTTTCGGCGGGCCGATGGCAAAAAAACTGTTCGGTACTGCTGTTGGCATCGCCAAGGGCAAGGCCATTGAAGCCGCGACCGGCGTCACGCCGGTTTTTGTGACTAACTGGCCGGGATCTGGCTTGAATAATCCCCTTTATCCGAGCCTCCTTAAAGGTGCTGGACGCAGCATTTGGCAAATGATGAAGCCGTTCGCCGGAAGTATGGCCGGTAGGGCTTTGGGTGCCGTTGGAGCGGGTATTGCAGTTTCAGAACTAACGTCCATGTTTATGCCCGGCGCTGTTTATAGCGGTCCGTTTTCATCGTTAAAAATGCTGTCGGATTGGTTTTATAACCTGCAGCGTGTGCCGGTTAAAACAAATTGGAATGAATATGCCGGGTATAAGCCGGAAACGTATGCCGACTGGGTGCATAACCAAGTACAAAACATCATCAACGTCTCGTTAAACGTGGATCAGAACGGCCGGATCATGGCCAAAACCGATGATATGAAGACACAGCTTAAAGTATTGCCCCGAGGTAAATTCTGATGGCATCGGACACGCAGAAGGAGCGCTACGAAGCGCGCCTGGACAGCTTCACCCTCGAAATGGAAAACATCGAGGATGCCATCGAGAAGGCGATCGCCAGGCATGAGTTCCCCTTCCGGGCCGGCGCCCTCCTGGAGGACATGGGCCAGCGGCCCAGGACAATCCGTTTCCGCTGTTACTGGTACGGGGAGACCTACGAGACGCACAAGGAGTTCGTCAAGCACCTGGCAAAGCGGGAACGCTTTGAACTCCTCCATCCGAAATACGGCATGGTCAAGGGCGCCGTCGAATCCGTGGCCATCCGCCATGACGACCGTCTCCGGACGGCGGAAGTTGATGTTTCGTATGTCGAGGGCCTGATCGAGTCCGCCGAGCCCGAGCGCCGTCCTGATGTCCTCGCCGCGACCGAGGACAATTTCGTCGCCGGGCAGCAGGAACTGATCACGGAAATCAACCAGGACGCGATCGACCTCCTCGGCACGGAGGGAAACGACATCGTTACAGCCACGATCGACCCCACCCAGATCGTCTCCAGCCAGATCAAGGCGCTGACACAGCGTGGGCGCGAGTACCTCAAGGCGGTGGACAAATACGTGGCCGAACTGGGCGGCACGTCCAACACGATCAGCAACCCCGCCGGATCGCTCCTCGGATTGATCCAGTACCCGACGACGATCGGCGGCCTCATTACGGGGAACCTGGCACGGACGATGGAACGGTACACCTTGTTGTACGACTCCCTGGGCGCATCGCCCCGCCGTTACCTGGCCCAGCTCAAGGACAGCCTGGGGGAGCTGGGGTTGACGCATACGCACTTCACCAAGCATACCGCCATCGCCGCCGTTCAGCGTCGGGCGCTGGAAACCGCGGCCATCTACAAGGACGACGAGGCGGTCCGGATCGAGGTCAAACAGCGGGAGGCGGAGACCAGTTTCGACGCCCTGGGCAACTATATCGGCACGGATGATCCCGGCTCGATCATGACCATTGACGAGATCGAGGGCACCCTGGCGGAGATCCGCACGGATATCCAGGCGGCGGTCACGTCCGCCCGCGGGATGGGATCGCTCAAGCAGACGGCGGAAACCCTGCTGGTCTACGTATCCCGGATCAAGCTGGAGCGGGACAAGATCATTACCGTCGAGACACCCGGAGAGATGCCCCTGCACCTGATCTGCCTGCGCTACGGCCTGCCCTGTGCCTGCGCGGAGCGGATCCACAGCATCAACGCGATCAAGCATCCAAATTACGTACCCGCCGGGGAGGTGCGCATCTATGCCCGATAAAATCGCCCTGCAGATCGGCGGAAAAAGAATTGAGAATTTCGTCTCGTACAGTGTCGAGAGCGACATCTATACGGCCGACGACGCCTTTTCCCTGGAGCTGTCCAACCCGGAGATCAATGTGAAAGCAGGACAGCGCTGCGAGCTGTACGTCAACGACAAGCTGGAGTTGACGGGCCTGATCGACCGCGTCGAGCGATCCGGAGACAAATCGTCCGCCCGGTTGAGCGTATCGGGGCGGGACCTCATGGGCCTCCTGGTCGATTCCTGTTGCGAGGAGGGTCTAACCCTGGAGGGGATGACGGTCAAGGCCCTGGCGGAACGGCTGCTCCGGACGGTGCCCTATATCAACCGCAAGTCGATCGTGTACCAGGGTAATTTAGCCGGAGGCACAACCGGCGGATCGACCGCCGCCCTCCTCGATGCGCCCCATAAATTCACCCAGATCGAGCCGGGCCAGACCATTTTCGAGGCCCTGAAACAGTACGCGGCCTCCCGCGGGATGATGTTCTTCTGTCTGCCCGACGGGACGATGGTCTTCGGCCGCCCCAAAGCCAAGGGGAAAGCCCTGTATTCTGTAAGCTGCCAGCGGGACGGCCGGACCAATATCATCGAAGGAACGAAAATAGAGGACTTTTCCCGCCGTTACTCGAAATTCATCGTCATCGGCCAGCAGCAGGGAACGGATGACATCACGGCGGACAAGATCAACACCGGCGGTGTGCCGGTCCTGGACAGCGATGTCCCTTATTACAAGCCACTGGTCATCGTGGACAACAACGACGGCCAAAGCCCCGCCCTCCATGCCAACATGGTCATGGGAAAGGCGCGTTTCGATGGCTTCCAGCTTGTCTACAAGGTTCCCGGCCACCGCCAGGGCAACCGCAACTGGACGATCAACGAGCTCTGCGCCGTCGATGACGAGGTGCGGTCCGTCCACGGGACCTACCTGATCTACGGCCGCACCTTCTCCCTGTCCAAAGACGAGGGAACCATCACGGAGCTGAAGCTCTCCATCCCGGGGGTGGCGCAATGATCCGGGCAACGATAAAGTCCGTCATCGAGGGGGCGATCAAACGGTTCAATGCCGCGGGCCGTCCGGGCGAAACCTTCGCAAACCGCGAGTACATGCAGCACTACGGCTTCACGTCCCGACCCCTGTCCGGCGCGGAGGGCGTCATCGTCAACCAGGGCAACCATTACCTCATGATCGCCACCGACGACCGCCGCTACCGGGTCCCCATTGAGGCGGGCGAGGTCTGCATCTATACGGACGAGGGGGATCAGATCCGTTTCAAACGGGGCAAGGAAATCTACATCAAGAGCAGCAACAAACTGACTATTGAGGCAACCAACGATATCGTGGCCACGGCCAAAAGGATCAGCTTGACCGGCTCCGAATCCATAACCCTGGAAGCACCGACGGTAGAGATTAAGGGCGCACTATCGGCAACCGGCAATATTACAACCCAGGGCAGTGTTACCGATACGACCGGCAACACGAACCATCACAGTCATTAAGGGATAGTTATGGACTTTGCGATCGAAATAGCGACGGACGGCAGCGCGGCGGGAGCCATGACCTACGAGCAGGCCACCAACGGCAACTTGCAAAACAACATCTACCTCAGCCTGATGGTAAAAAAAGGTTCGTGGTTCCAGGACTTGAACTTTGGCAGCCGCTTGCACCTGCTCCAGCGGGCCAAGAACACGGAGCAGACGGCGGCCCTGGCGGAGGAATACTGCAAGGAGGCCCTGCAGTGGCTCATAGATACCGGGAGGGCGACCAAAATTGATGTGACCTCGGAGCGGGACCGCCTGCAGGATCTTCACCGCCTGAAACTCCTCGTGGCGGTGGCCAAGGCGGACGGCGATCAGGTCACCTATACGACCTTCGTGGAGGTGGTATGAGCAATAATTTTCTAAAGGATTTCAACACGATTCTGGATGGCATCCTGACCGATTATCGCAACCAGCTACCCGGTGCGGACACCTCCCAGGGATCGCTCATCTTCATCAAATCGGCCTGTCTGGCCAGCGCCATGTGGGGGCTGTATCGATACCAGGAGTGGATCAGCAAACAGATCTTCCCCGACATGGCGGACACAATCAACCTGGAGCACCACGCCTGGGTTCGGGGTCTGTCCCGCACTTATGGCGAGTCGGATGCGGCGCTGCTCGCGCGTCTGCTGGAGTACATCCGCCGCCCCCCGGCAGGGGGAAACAAATACGACTACATCAAGTGGGCGACGGCGGTCGAAAACGTGGCCAGCGCCTGGTGCTATCCCCTCGCCCAGGGCCTGGGAACGGTTGACGTCGTGATCCTGGCCAATAAGACCACCACGGGTGACGAGATTCCCTCGTCGTCGGCGCGGATCGGCATCACGACTACCGCCACGTCGGGCAAACTGATCGATGCCGGTGCGTCGTTTTCATCCGGCCATGCCGTAGCCGTAGGGGATATTGTGGAAAACCCCCTCCGTCAAACCCGGACCACCGTGACGACGGTCGACAGCGCAACGCAGCTCTCCCTGTCCGACAACCTGTTTTTATTCGTCAACGAGCCCTACATCGTCCATTGCCAGACCGGGACCAATATGTCCGTCAGTGCGGGGAAGCTCGTCGACAGCGCCGGAGCCTTCACCAATACCACGTATACGGTCAAAAAGGGTGATGTCGTTGAAAATGTCACGGATGCCAAGCAGTCGACGGTGACGTCCGTCGACAGCGCAACGCAGCTCTCCCTGAGCCAGGACATCTTTACGGCGACGGGGAAAACCTATGTGATCCGCGGCCTCGTCGGCGAGGTCAAAAAATACATTGATCCCCTGCGTCCCGTGACGGCATCCAAGGTGAGCATCATCGCGCCGACCACGCTGACCCAGGACGTCACGATGACCGTCACCGGCTCCGGCATCGACCGGACCGTCATCGCGGCGGACATCACGGCCTACCTGGCCGGGATGGAACCGGGACAAATCCTTTATCTTTCGAAGCTGATCCAGATCGCAATGGATGACGGCGTGGAAAACGTGTCGATCTCCGTCCCGTCGGGCAATGTGACGCCGACCTCATACCAGATGATCCGGCCGGGAGCAGTCAATGTCTCATAAAAACGTCCTGAAACAGCTACTCCCGATCGAGCTGAACGGCGTCAACGATGTCGACCTCGCCATCGAGGGGAACGCCCTGGACACCGTGCAGGCCAGAGTCGATCAATTGTTGAGGGAGGGATTTCCGCAATCCTGCGATAAGTTGATTGCGGACTGGGAGTGTGTATGCGGCCTTACCTTCCTGGATACGGACACCCTGCAGATGCGCCAGGTGCGCGTCATCGCCAAGCTCAGGGAGCGGCGCGGTTTGTCCGTACCGTATTTCCAGCAATTGGCCGAGGATTTCGGTTATACCGTCACGATTGAGGAACTGACGGCCGGCACAGACGGCTACGGGGCCGAGGGGATATTCCGCTGGCGCGTCACTTTTACCGGGACGCCCCTCTACTGGTTCCGTTCCGGGCAGTCGCGGGCCGGGGAACGCCTGGTCGACGGTCCCGTGGCGACGGCTCTGGAGGAGCTGTTTACGGACATTAAGCCCGCCCACACCATGATCATATTCGCCTATACAACATAGGATAGGAGGTAACACATGGCCAAAACAAACTTTTCCGATACCGCGCCCCAGGGGACGATCGTCACGGCGGCGTTTCTTAACAATCTCAATAAGCAGCGCCACGACGGGAAAGACATCGACGGTCACGGCGTCCTGGACTACGCGGCGGCCACCGGCAGCGCCAACGCCTATGCGATCGCCCTCACCCAGGCACTGACCGAGCATATCCCCGGCATGCCGATCCGGATGAAGGCAAATCATACCAATACTGGAGCCGCCACCGTGGCGATCGACGCCCTTTCGGCCGTGGCCATCAAGCGCCGCGACGGCAGCGACCTGGCGGCCGGAGATATCCCGAACGATGCCATCGTGGAACTGTCCTACAATGGCACGTATTACCAGTTGATGTCCCAGGATCAGGGAGCCGCGATGCCTGTAGGGGAAATTGCATATTTTGCCCAATCGTCGCCCCCTACCGGCTGGCTGAAAGCCAACGGAGCCGCCGTATCCAGGACGACTTACTCCGATTTGTTCACCGCCATCGGCACCACGTTCGGCGAGGGAGACGGATCGACGACGTTTAACCTTCCGGATCTGCGCGGCGAATTCCTGCGCGGCTGGGATGACAGCAGAGGGATCGATAGTGGTCGTGTATTTGGCAGCGCACAGGCCGACGATTTCAAGGCGCATACGCACCAGGTAAAGTACGATCCGATGCGGCTGAATGGCGGCGGCGGCGGTCCGGCTGTTGACTGGGGATCCAGTTTGTCGACAACAACATCAACCGGCGGAGCCGAAACCCGCCCCCGCAATATCGCCCTGCTGGCGTGCATCCGGTACAAAAAATAAGGAGGAATTATGGACATATATCATTATGACCCGCACACGGGGGAGTTCATGGGTGTTGCCCGGGCCGACAAATCGCCGCTGGAACCGGGTGTGTATTTAATTCCCGCCAACGCGACCGACCAGAAACCGCCTGCAGCGGTCAATGGGTATGCCAGGTGCTATATCGACGGCAAATGGACACAGATCGAGGATCACCGAGGGGCAACACTGTATAGCAAGGCAGATGCGTCAGAAATGGAAATGATGGACCTGGGTCCGATCCCCGACAGTCATACAAATCTGTCCCCCGCGTGCCCATTCCCCCAGTGGAGTGAAGGGATGTGGGTAACGGATCCCCAGCGAGAAAAGGCGGCTCAAATCGCACAGAAGACCGTCGATCTTGCAGCAGGTGATCAAAGCATGGCGCGCATTACCGAGGATCTGATCGATGTGCTGATCCTAAAAGGCGTTATCGGACTGACCGATCTGCCCGCATCCGTACAGCAGAAACTCGCCGCCCGAAAGGCCCTGCGGGCGGACTTATCGGTCCTAACGGCCAAACCCAAATAAAAGGCGGACAGTATATCAAGGAGTTCCAGCTCCTCAACACATGTGACCGGGGGGGACACATGACGGGATAACCCGCTACCATCCGCGCAGAGAACACACGGCATATAGCAGGGTTACTCCCCAAAATCAAGGTGAGGAGGAGCACTCTATGAAAAGTTTTTTGGCCTACATGGGCGGCAAGTCGTTATTGTCTCACAAAATTGTTTCCCGGATACCCAAGCACAACTGCTACTGCGAGGTATTCGCTGGTGCGGCCTGGATCCTGTTTCGCAAGGATGAATCGGACGTGGAGATAATCAATGACATCAATACGGACCTGGTTACACTTTACCGTGTCGTGAAGCTCCACCTGGAGGAATTCATCAGATATTTGAAATGGATACTCGTGGCCAGAGAGGAATTTGAACGATTTAAGTTGGAAAACCCCGAGACCCTGACCGATATTCAGCGTGCAGTCCGGTTTTATTACCTATTGAAACTCGGATATGCTGCCCGGATTAAATCACCCTCGTTCTCCGTGGCGACAACGAGCAAACCCAGATTAAACCTGCTGCGAGTCGAGGAGGAGCTATCCGCCGTCCATCTGAGGTTAAGCCAGGTATATATCGAGAACAAGTGCTACGCCGAATTCATTATGAAATACGACAAGCCGGACACATTCTTTTATCTCGATCCTCCTTATTACGGATGTGAGGACTATTATGGTGCAGGCATCTTTTCCAGGACAGATTTCACAAGCCTGGCAGAGATGCTTCGATCAATCAATGGCAAGTTTCTGCTGTCTATTAATGACGCAGCGGAGATCCGGCAACTATTTAAGGGATATGTCATTGAGACGGTCGACACTTCATACAGTTCGGCCGGCGCAAACAAGAAAAAGCGAGTCACCGAATTATTGGTTCGTAACTATGACCAGTAAGGTGCCATAGCCGAATAAAAGACAGAGAGAATAAGGTCAATCCTGCCGGTCTGAGAGTCGGGAAAAGAAAAGTCTCCAGATCGGGCAGGATTTCTGCGCCCTTTGCTCAGGAGTCCAAATGTTGTCACCGATTCCGTTTATTTGTCGCCGATTCTGTTTCAAGTTGTCGCCAAATAGCTTTTCGCGGCCAGGCCTTGAGACGGTTGATTCCCGCTTGTTTAGCCTTGTTATAAGATATCATTTTTTCTAATCAATTCATCAGCCAAGATTGCCGCTTAATCAAAGTATCCATTTTTCTGGGGGAAGATTAGATTGCT